GAACTGGTGCGGGGCGAATATGTGGACCTTCCAACCCTCGCCCGGTATGACCGGATGGACAAGCGGAACCGGATCGTGGGCCTTCGGAAAAAAGGAAAGAGCCTGGATATGATCGCCTGGGAGTGCGGATGTTCCCGGCGGTATGTGATGCAGGTTTGCAAGGAGAGCCGGGAAGAGATCGATCGGGAGATCCCCGGCCCCAAGTTCCGGCAGATGGACCTACCGATATTCGCGGGGGCGAGATGAAAACCATGGCCCAGATTGATGAACCAAAAGGCTGCTGGAATTGCCGTTTCGCCGTCATCCATGGGGCGCGGCCAAAGAATTTCAGGCCTGGCATAAAGTACAGGGCCGCGTGTGCTGCGCCGGGACGCATACCCGGAGGGGTCTCCGATAGTGTGATGATCGAGCCCGATATGCGGTTTGAGGTTTGTTCAATGCATGTAATGAAGGATGGATTATGAAAACCATCTGTCCCGCCTGCGGGGCCGTGGCGAGCCTTGAATCGCTCCTGACCGACGCCGACGCCCGTGGATTCGTCGACCTGTTTTCGAAGGTTCCCCAGGGGTTTCAACCGGTCGCCATTCGATACCTGGCGCTGTTCCGGCCCAAGGGCCGGGCGCTTCAGTGGCGGAAAGCCTCTCGGCTTATTGAAAGCCTTCTCGCGGAAGTGGAGAAAGGGCACATCCAGACCGGCTCCGCGCCTGCCCGACCGGCCCCGGTTGGTATCTGGACCAGCGCGGTGCAACGGATCATCGACACGCCGCCCGCCTCATTGCCGCTTCAGAATCACAATTACCTAAAGAAGATCGTCTGGGACATCGCGGACGTGGCGGACCGGGACCGGGAAAAACACCAGATCGCCCTGGAGCGGACCCACGCTTACACGACGCCCAGGCCGGACGCCCTCCCCAGCAAACCCTTGACCGTTGAGGAGATCAAGGCGATACGGCAAAAAAACATGAATAAGAAAAATACAATTCAGCCTGGTGACGGGGCTCCGGCCCTGTCACCAGGGAAGCAACCAATTCCTTGACCCGTTCAAAAAAATGTGTAATGAAAAATTTAATTGAAAATAATCAATGATTGATTCATCGTTCGACATATCGCATCATCCAACACAAAGCCTCGGGAGAAAAACCATGAAGAGAGCGACGGCGGCATGGGTGAAATCGCTTCAGGTCCAGTGCCCTTATTGTAAACAATTTCAATACATCGCCTATCGCCAGATCCGCAACTGGCCGGAAGTGGTGGGGTATCCATCGGAATATACCAGCGGCCTCTCCTATGAGCATATCTGCGATGAGTGCCAGGAACGCTTTGTCATTGAAAGCGCGGTGGTTGGGTGATGGCCCAACAACAAGCTATTGACGAGGGCCTTGATCCTGACTATGATAATCTTTCTGTTTTATAACAGAATGGAGGAAGAGCGTGAGAATATATTGGTTGATAAAAAATATACACTACTTATATCCATCGAAGCGACTGATGATCAATGAGAAATCCTGATTTTACGCTCACCACATCAACTATTATTTTCAGAAAAATTTTATTTTTTTTAGATCACTGGTTTTTAAATTTTTTTATTTCTCCGATAGCTTATATTACATCAACCGTAGTGGTTCTCGAAATTTTGACAGATTCGGTGATGTGCGCGAATCTAATTCCTGTTATCGGGCAATCCAATGTCGATTATCTAAAGAAACATCAAATACCGCTTATTTTTTTATACTATATTTTTTCCGTTTTTTATAAGAAATTTTATTCTTGGATAACAAAGCAAGCAAGACTTGATGGCGATTTAGATAAAAAGGGTTTGTTGGCCTTAATTAACTCTATTAATAATGTCGTACAAAATAAAAAAGATCGTTTTTTAACTAATACTAAGGATGTTCTGTGCCATAAGTGGGGTTCTTCCCAGACTTTCGATACCATTACAAAACCAGAACAACAGATTTCTCTGATAGTTACAGCTGTTCAAGGTGTTTTTGAGGCAATCCACGCAAAGGTGAGTTTCAGGGTGGGATTGATAGCCGTTGAGAATTTAAAGAAAAAACCCATTTTAAAAGAATGGTTTTCATTCGCACCAAATTTAAATCCACCAAAGACAAGCATTAAAGATTTATCATCACCAAACAGCACTGTCCATAAAGCATTGGAATTGAAAAATACGGTTATTGTAAGCGATATAAGATCTGAATTAATAAAAAAAACTGCTAAAAAACGTTTTATAAAAGGCAACATGCCTGACGATGCTCAAGGCTCAATAATGGCCAAACCAATATATTGCCCCAATACGAAAAAACCTATTTACATATTAAGTATTATCGGGAATAAGAAGAACTGCCTTTTAGAAAGTAATATTGAGTTCTATAATTGGATCTTAGATCATTATATTCTGAGAATTGTTTTAGAACATCATTTGTTTATAATGAAGGAGGCTGCTAATGCCAAAGACCGAGCCGAATAAAACCAATGTTTTTGTAAGAGTCAAATTGGATGATTTGTCAATAAAAACAGCTCGACTTTTAACAGGCAATGAACTCAACAAAAAAGCAGAAAAAGACCTACAGGTTTTTCAAAGAACTCATTTGGTTTGTTTTAAAAATAATAACGAATTAAAAAATGAGTAGGAGTTCCGGAGTGTTCTGGGGGCCACGGTACTTAACTCAATACACTGCCCCAAAGAACCCTCGAAAAAGGAACGGCTTTGTAAAGCCTTATTAAACGCCTTTTAATCGGCTTGTAAACCAACAAAACAATGCCCGGAAGCTTTGAAAAAAGCTTGCCGGGCTTTTGTATTTCATGGGGGGGTAGCCCCCTCCCTTCCGTCTATTGACGGGGCTCCGGCCCTGTCACCAGGGAACGTTTGAATTCAGCGGTTTTTGTCCGCCGAAGTGGTTGGTCATGCCCATTGCTTTGCCAGCTCTCTATTCACCGCCAGCGTAACCTCAATGTATCCGTGGCCGTTGGATACGGTTTTCTCTCGGTGGGCTGTATTGGTCTTGCACCGTCCCCAGCCTGGGCCGTCATAGCGCAGGGAACAATGGGCATGGCATGCGTTACGAGGCGGAGCCTCATAACGAGATAATACGTCTGATTCATGGGCAACAATTCGGGCATCGCCATCCGTTCATGTGTCTCGCGCCGCATTTATCGCATGAAACCATGTAATCACGAGACAAATGGAACCCCCTCAATTTCTTCAACAGCTCGACCCGTTCCATATCAAAACCCTTTTGTTTTTCGGCCATTGTCCGATTTTGTAATGCGTCGCATCTCTCCGCATGGTTAAGTTCTGACCGGATCATTCCGTCGAGCAATTCAATTTCCCTATCTGTCAATTTCATACGCTTCCTTCCCATATGCTGTTTTCAACAGCATATATCGCGCCAAGTTTTTTTCATACATGGCGAATAACGCCGCCATAGATCCGCTATCATAGCCGGTTTATACCGAATACAAGAAGAAAACAAACGAGGTAAAACATGACGCTTCAGGTAGAATTTTGGCAATTAATAACCCTCATGGTTTCGTTCCTGGGGTTTGTGTTTGGGGCGGGAAAGGTCCTTCTCTCCCAGACAGACCGGCGGTTGGATCAGAAGTTTGACAGCCTTGAAATAATCCGGAAGGAGGCCGCCAGGGGTTGGGAGACCAAGTTCACGGCCATGATGGACCACAAGCAGACCGAGATAGACCGCCACCGGGAAGAAATGGCCGAATATCGTGCGTCGGCCAAGGGGTTTCAGGAGCTGGAACGGGAGTTTCTGAAGTTCCGGGCGGCCCTTCCCATCGAATACGTGCGGCGCGAAGACTACGTTAGAAACCAGACCGTCATCGAAGCCAAGATCGACGGGGTGGCCTTAAAGATAGAGAACCTGCAATTGAAAGGAATCCGGTCATGTTAGATCCGGCCAAGGTCAGACGGGAGTCCATGCGGTGGAATATCGTCCTGACACTCAATAATTCAAGACCCATCGGGGCGCATGAAGAGCTGGTCCTGGCGACCGTTCAAGGGATCTACCCAGATGCTACGGAACTTGAGCTTCGGCGGGAGCTGGACTACCTGGCGAGCCGGGGGTTGGTTTCCCTGACCAAGGAGCCATCCGGCAGATGGTTCGCGGACCTCACCCGCTACGGCGTGGACCTGGCGGAATACACCGTCGATTGCGAGCCGGGTATCGCCAGACCCAAAAAATACTGGAGCTGACCCCATGCCCAAACCCAGCACCATCGAGATCCTCCCCGCGCCCGTGAAGGAGTGGCTTGACAAGGCCCTCGTGGAACAGAACTTCTCCGGCTACCAGGCCCTGGAAGAGGCCATGAAAGAGCGGGGATATTCCATCAGCAAGAGCGCCATTCACCGGTATGGAAAGACTTTCGAGAAACGCCTATCGGCCCTGAAGATGGCAACCGAACAGGCCCGCGCCATCGTGGAGAGCGCGCCGGACGATGAAGGCAGATTCTCCGAGGCCCTCATGCGGCTCGCCCAGGAAAAGATCTTCGGCGTTCTCTTGGAGTTCGAGCCCGACCCGGACAAGCCCATGAACCTGGGGTCTCTTGCCAAGGCCGCCGCCGAACTCAGCAGGGCAACGGTCACCCAGAAGAAATGGGCCGCCGAGGTGCGGGAAAAAATGGAGGCGGTTTTCAAGAAAATCGAGACGGACCAAAAAAACGGCGGGGAAGCCGCCGACCCCGACGCCATTCTCGCGCGGATCAAACAGGAGTTTTACGGGATCATATGACAACGAAAGACAAATCGATGGTGTATCCCTATCAACAACGCTGGATCAAGGACAAGAGCCGGTTCAAGATCGGCATGTTCGCGCGTCAGACCGGGAAGACCTTCACCACCACCCTTGAAATCGTTCAGGATTGCCTGGAGGCGGAAGCCAAGGGACGGCGGGCCAGATGGGTGATCCTCTCCCGAGGGGAACGTCAGGCCAAAGAGGCCATGGAAGAAGGGGTAAAGCGCCATTGTGAGACGTATAAGGCGGTGGCCAAAGTCCTTGAAAGCGAGATCATTGGCGCTTCCGGCTACACCGCCAAGCAGCTTGAAGTCACCTTCCCCAAAGGCTCCCGCATCACCGCCCTCCCCGCCAACCCGGACACGGCGCGGGGTTTCTCTGCCAACGTATTCTTGGACGAGTTCGCCTTTCACCAGGACAGCCGGAAGATCTGGAGCGCCCTTTTCCCCGTGATCTCCGCAGGCCATCGGATCATCGTCACCTCCACCCCCAACGGCAAGGGGAACAAGTTCTATGAACTCATGACCGACAAGAAGCTCGCCGATGCCTGGTCCCGCCACACCGTTGACATTTACAAGGCCGTTACCGATGGCCTTCCAAGGAACATAGATGAGCTTAAAACAGGTCTGAACGACGAAGACGCCTGGGCTCAGGAGTATGAACTGAAATGGCTGGACGACGCCTCGAACTGGCTCTCGTTCGAGCTGATCGGCATGGCCGAGCATGACCAGTCCGGAGACCCGACCCTCTACCAAAGCGGCCCCTGTTTCGTGGGGGTGGATATCGGGACCCGGAACGACCTCTTTGTGATCTGGGTTTTGGAACAGGTGGGGGATATCTACTGGACCCGGGAAATCATCGCCCGGCGGCGGATCTCCTTTTTTGAAATGGACCAGCTTTTAGACGACGTGTTCCGGAGGTATCGGATCATCCGCCTTTGTATGGACCAGACCGGCATGGGAGAAAAGCCCGTGGAAGACGCCAAAAGGCGGCATGGATCGTACCGGGTTGAAGGGGTGTTGTTCACCCTTCCCAATAAACAGACCATGGCCCAGCTTGGCAAACAGGCGTTCGAGGACCGGAAAATCAGAATCCCCATGGGAGACCCGGACCTGAAAGCCGACCTTCACAAACTGAAAAAAGTCACCGGCCCCACCGGAGCCCCGCGATTTGTCGCGGACTCGGACAGCTCGGGACACGCGGACCGGGCGTGGGCCTGCTTCCTGGCCGTGAACGCCGCTTCGGGCGAGCCTGTGGAATACGCTTACCACCCGGTGCGGCAAGAGACACCCAAGGAACTTCAATGGGGGCCGGGATCGTTCCGGCTCAAGGCCATGAAAGGCGCGTGGTGATTCCATGAAAACAATCGTTCTGTATGACAGCCAAGGGAACCCCATCAAGCCGGACAAGACCCGGCTGAACCGGGAGATCGCGGCCCCCAGCCTCATGGGGGTTCGAAGCATCTGGCGAGACGCCGTGGCTCCGGGACTGACCCCTGTCTCCCTTGCCCGGCTCCTTCAGGACGCGGGGGCCGGAGAGACCACCGCCTACCTCACCCTGGCCGAAGAGATGGAAGAGAAAGACCTCCATTACGCCTCGGTCATCGGCACCCGGAAACGGGCCGTGACCCGGCTTCCGATCCAGGTGGAAGCGGCGGCGGACGATTCGACATCGGTGAAAATCGCGGACGCGGTGCGAGCCCTGGTGAAACAGACCGCCTTCAGGGAGCTTCTGACCGACGCCATGGACGCCATTGGGAAAGGCTTTTCCGTGACCGAGATCCTCTGGAACACGGCGAAGATCCCCTGGACCCCTGCCCGGTACGCCTGGCGGGATCCGAGGTTTTTCGTGTTCGATCAAAACGACATGCAACAGATCCGCTTGAAGGACCTGGCCGACCCCATCCACGGCATCCCCCTTGACCCCTATAAATTCATTGTCCACAAGCCCAAGCTCAAGAGCGGTATTCCCATTCGAAGCGGGATCGCGTTTCTCGCCTGCTGGGCGTGGCTCTTTAAAAACTACACGGTCCGGGACTGGATGGCCTTCGCCGAAGTGTTCGGCATGCCGATTCGCCTGGGGAAGTATGGCAAGGACGCGGAACCGAAGGATATCGACATCCTGAAACTCGCGGTCGCCAACATCGGCGTGGACATGACGGGGGTCTTCCCCGAATCCATGATGATTGAAATCATCGAACAGAACGCCAAGAACGGCGAGAACCTGTTCCGCACGACAGCGGATTGGTTCGATTCTCAGATCTCCAAAGGGGTTCTGGGCCAGACCGCGACCACTCAAGGGACGCCCGGCAAACTCGGAAACGACGACGTTCAGAACGAAGTCCGGCAAGATATCCGGGACTCGGACGCGGAGCAGCTTGAAGAGACATTGAACCGGGACCTGGTGATCCCCTTCGTGATCCTGAACTTCGGACCGCAAGCGGAATACCCGCGCCTGACCCTGAAAGAACCCGACGCGGACGACCTGACCCTCTTGGTCGAGGCCCTTGAAAAGCTCGTGCCCCTGGGTCTTGAGGTTGAACAGAGCGTTATCAGAGACAAACTCGGCCTTCCCGATCCGGCGAAGGGCGCGAAACTTCTTTCATCCACCCCGCCTCCCGTGGAGACGCCCAATTTGGAGACGCCAGATTTGGGCGTCTCCACGCCTCCCCAAGCCCCGGCCATGAACGCGGAGCGCCACGCCAACGCGGAAGCGCCCCGGTTCACCCCGGAACAGCAGGCCCTTGAGGATCTGGCGGACCGGGCGATAGAGGAGGCGGCGGCGGGGATGAAGGCGAACGAAGCGGCCCTATTGGCGGCTATTATGGAGTCCCAAAGCTACGAGGATGCCATTGAAAAACTTCTGGAACAGTTCCCGGCCCTCTCCATGGACGCTTTGACCGGGGCCATGGAGCAGGCCATGTTATCCGCCGGGTTGTTTGGCCTTTGGACCGCCGCGCGGGAAGGGGAAAAATAATGGATGTAACCCTTACCCCGCTTCCCATGAAGGAGGCCATATCCTTTTTCAAGGAGAAGGTCATGCTTGGCCCCGCCGAGTTCAGGAAACTCTCGGACGAGGCGCGGCTAAAGGCCTTCGCCGTGTCGGGCATCGCCAAGGGGGCGGAGCTTGAAACGGTCTTCACATCGTTATTAAAGGCCCTTGAAAAAGGGATCCCGCTTGAAGATTTTAAAAAAGAGTGCGCCGCCATCTTTGAAAAACGAGGCTGGACCGGAGAGGCCGCGTGGCGCGTGGACAATATCTTCAGAACGAATATCCAGACCGCGTACA